ATTGACGATGCCCATCACCTGATATTCCAACACGTTCACGCTTGTTATTGTGGTATCAATCGAAGCGATGGCTTCCGGCCCATCGCCCGCCGCTGAATACGGAATGACCTTTACGTAGTTGACGCCATCCGGCACGCCGCTGATCTGCAACGCGCCTTGATTGCTGCTGTCCGGTGTGACGCGCAGGCCGGTGTCTGAATAATCGGCATCGCCCGGTTTCTTGATGTAGATTTTGGCTGTCTGCCCGCCAATGTACGCCGCAAAGGAAAACGTGCCGCTGATCGTTCCCGCCGCCGGAACCGACAACGCAAGATTCGTCACCGCGCCCGGCACAGCCGATACCCAGCCGATGCCGGTCACATAACTAACCGTCCGCTCGTCGGCAGAGGCCGGAAATTGCTCGTCGGCGTACAGCCGTCCGGTCAAAGAAACTTTGTGATCCGGGCTGACGCGGAGTTCCTCAATTCGGAGCATGAGATTGCGCTGATCCGGCATTGCCGAATGCTGCACGCAAATCACATCGCCCTCTTCCAGCAACAACGCCACGCCAGCGGATTGCAGCGAGCAGAAGAAATCGCCCTCGCGAAATTTGTACCGCGCAGCCAGTACCAATCGGTTTGCCTGGTGGTAGTTGTCCACCGCCGCGCCGCCGACCTCGTATTTGTTGACTTTGTTGATCGTTTCCTGGTGGTCGTAATCGTTTTCTCGAAGCTCTGTTGGCTGATAGTCCTGCACCGCGTCGTTGAACTGAATTACGAACTGGTTGTAGGAGCTTTGCTTTGACCCCAGCGGCCATTTGAACGAGTTTTTCAGGATGTTGCCGCGCGTGAGCGCACCGAAGGCCACATCCGAAAACGGCAGATGCACATGCGCCAACGTTTCCAGCGCGGTATGGGCTGAGGTCAACCCACTGGCCAACGTGAGCGTGCCGAGCTTGGAGCGGATGATGATTTGCGTCGGGAGTGTCGGCGTCCACGAAGCCTTTACATACCGGTTGAGCGTCGCATCGGCGTTGATCTTGGTTGCAAGAATTGCGGCAATTGTGCCGGTCGTGTCGTCCGCGTTCGGCGTGTAGCTGACCGTCACGGCGTCAATCGTGATCGAAGCCGCCGCCGCGCTGCCAATCGTTACCGTGCCTTGTGATTGAATCGAAGTTGTGCCGCCGGAGAGCGTCGAACCGCTGGCGGTTGCCGAGCCGGTTGCGGATAAAGCAATCGAATTGCCCGCCGTCGAAAATTGAATCGCCGTAACTTTGCGCGTTTCGCTGGTGGCCAGTCCCGCGCCGACCAGCACATAGACAATCGGCAAATTGAGCGCCTGCCACGCCAATGCGTCCTCGATCGCGACGCTCGTTGCTCCGGCACTGACGGACCACCGCAAATAACTCGTGACCGTAGGGCGCTCGCTGCGAATCTGCAATTTGCCCTGCGCGCTAGTCACCAGATACCCGCGAAACGAAGGCAGCAACGTTTTGAAAATGAAATCGGCGGCTTTCACTTCCTCGCGCAAGTGCCAATTGGCTGTATACCGTTTTCGATAGTACGTTCCCGGCGTGACGGACGACGGCGGTGATGCCGGGTTGAAGGTGTTGTAATTCACCTCGCGCTCGGCGCTGTATTGCGTCGTCAAGCCCAACACCTTGCGAAAATAATAGGTGTCGAGTAGGCCGGTTGACCGATACCGCTTAAAATCCGTTCCGGCAGTCCCCGCCGCCGTCGAAACGTAGACATCCTCAGACCCGGATTGATCGAGCAACGGGTCAGCGCAGTAATCCGCCGTTTCGCCCGCCACGGTGTCGTCAATCCATGCCGAGTTGTAATTGAGCGAGCGCGGTTCGGTCAGCAAAAACCGCAGGTGGTCAACCGGGTTATCCGACCAAACGGAACCGGAAAACGATGAGCCATTCCAGCCGGGAATCTTCAGCCAAAGCACGGTTGCAACCAGCGTGGGCGCAGGATCGCCGGTGTCGGGATTGTTGCCCAGGATCGTAACTTCGACATACGCCCGGTGGCTGTGGCGGTCGCCATCGCTGGCAAAAAAGCCGAGCGGCGCTTGAGAACTGTCCGTGCCGTATTTGCCAAGGTGTTCACTGTACGCCTGAAACGTGTCTGCCCAGCCAGAGGTAACGTTGCGAACATTCAGCAGCTTCGTCAATTCGCCTTCGCCGACAACCCACTGCCCGGCCAGATACTGCCCGGTGTCGGCATATTTAACCGGCGTCAATTCCACGTTTGTTCGCCCCAGTCCCAGCGTTACCGATTGGCTGTACGGCGTGGCGTCCTGGCTCGAATACTGCCGCGTGACGCGCTTATTGCCCAAGCCGAGCAGGGACAACAAAGCGCCGCCCGCGCCGCCGCGACGGGCAGAGACCTTAAAGTTGCCGGTGATCGCGTTGAACCGGACGCCCTGAAACGCCTCTTCGTTACTGTAGGTTTTGCATTGCTGGTAGGATTTATTGCAGGTCGTCGCGGCCTGATACGCGGCGGATTTACTGCCGAGCGTTTCCCCGGCCAAACATTCTGTGCCTTTGAATTTGAGCGGGCATTTTGGCGCGTACTGATTCCAGGGCAGCGTGTTTTCGGTTGATCCTAAATCTTGCTTGGCCTGAATCTGCACCGTCGAATTGTCCACGTCGAACGGCTTGTCACAGCGAAAGACGCCAAGCACGATGCTGTCATCATCCACGCTGCGCGAAATGCAGCGAATGACGATTCGATAACCTTCAATCGCCGTTCCGCTCAGCCATTGGCCTACAGTGCGGTCTATGTTTGACAGCGTAACCGTGACGCTATTGAATTTGCCATCAATGAACCGCGACACGTCGCCGCGCGAGATGGCCTGCTGTTCGTAATCCCACCCAAACCAGACCAGCGACGTGGCGGCAAACCGTTTGACGGCGTTGCCTGGGCAAAGATCGGTTTCATCCGGCGCGTAAAACTCAAACAGGTCAATTTTGACAAGATCGCGCTCGCCCGATTGCAGGATGGTCAGCAGTGATGTTCCGCAGGTTTGCATCGGCGCAGATTGTCGGCAATCCGGCGCGCGAATTGTGGCGAAAGAAAAAGGGCAACCGTCGCGAGCGGTTGCCCAAATCGGAGATTCTAATGAATGTCACTACGAATGACGGGCAGGTTTATACCAAAGCCGAAGGGCGAAATGTCAACTCGTATATTTCACCAGCCGCGCCGTCCGCTTTTGCGCCCAGACCTTTTGATGATCCGCCCGGTTGTAATCCTCATACCGAACGCCGGTAATCGTTTCGCCCGTGTGCGGATGCGTGACGGTGAATTTCAGCCCGCCGCTGGTTGAATCATAGTGCGCGTCCATGTCTTGCGCGTCTGTTTCGGAAAGGCCATCCCATTCGACTTCAAATCGGCGTATGGCGCTGGTTTGAATCGTCGTCGCGTTTGGCGTGCCGTCCGGGAATTCCTGCTCAATCTCGCCCCAATCGCCTTCGATTTCCTGAAAATAGGTAAAATCAATTCCGGTCAACGGCAACGCGGCAGGCGTCGGAATTGTCCATGAACCCTGACAGCCGCCCAAAACCGTGGGGCCTTCCTCGCACGCGCCCGCTCCGGCGCTGGTGATGAATTTTGGATCAAGAATGGTTTTGTTTAGGCAGGCCAGCGAAACAACCGCGTAAAGCGAGTACGTTGGCGCGGTTGCGCTGGTGTAAATCAGCAGCGAATCCAAGTAGTAACGAACCACGTTGTTGACGCACACAATCCGCAGCAGCTTGCCTTCTTCCCACACGCCGTCAAGGTAGGTTTTGTTGGGAGCGCCGCCTTCGTAAATAAAAATCGAATTGATGGGATGTGGCGTGCCGGACGTGTTGCTTTCGGTCGAAACGTGGATGCAGTAATCCCACTGGCTGAAATCCGCCGTGTATGTTCCGCCGTGATCTATGCCGACGAACGAGCGGCCAGAAGCCCCGGCCAACGGCCCCAGCGTGCATTGGAATTCCCAATTGCCAGAACTGATTTCCTCGTTTGACCGCGCCCCGGCATCGCCCGAACCTGAAGCGTTCGTAAAGCAATTGTCCGCTCCGGCGTTTTTTTCCAGATCGCCATCACCGTTGATGATGGCGTTCGTTAGCGGCGTTTTCCATGTGATTACGGTCTCGGCCATAGGTTACGCAAACTGCACCAGGACGACGCGCGCCACGTTTGACCACGCTTTGACATGTCGCCCGATTTTGAATTCCTTGTATTTCACGTTTGGATAAAGCGTTGCGTCGCGTCGGTGGTAAAAGTTGAATTCCTCGACCATTCCCCGTGCGTCGTTGTAATGAGTTCGCAAGGTTGTGATTTCGGCTTCCGTCAATCCGTCATATTCCAACACCCATGACCGCAGGCCACACGGTTGCACGTTCACGTCTGCGCCGCCGTCCTCGTATTCGTAGCGCGTGACCTGATACTCCGTCGGCTGATCCATGAGCTTCAGCGCATACGGCCCTGCCGTGTTCGTCCCATCGGGATAATCTGCCGCCATTACGTTTCACCCAATAAATCGCGCCGCGTCTGCGAGCGCGTGATGCCATTGCCTCGGAAATCCTCCATCCAATGCCGAACTACTGTGCCTTCCCCGACTTCCGTGCGGATCACGATGATCTGCTGTTTGTCGCGCAACGGGCCGCCCTGTTCGATGATGTTTTTGCCATTCTCCCGGCGTTGATCGCCACCCGCGCCGCCGCCACCTTGAGCGCCAGAATTAGACCCGCCAGCAGCGCCTGCGACAGATACGTTGCTGCTTGATATGGGGCCGCCAGCACCGCCACCTGCACCGCCCTGATAGCTAAAATATCCAGCACTCGGAGTTCCTGTGGTCGGCACAGCCCCTGACCCTCCTATACCAACAAGCAAATTATCTGCGGCAGCTATACTTGCGCTTGCGGCCTCCAGCGGGGTTCCGGCTCTACCTACTGCTGGCGTTCCGCCAGCGCCAACTCCTCCGCCTCCTGCAAATGAAGTTAAGTAGCTTCCAAAGGTTGTATTTCCTCCGGTAGAGCCGGAGTTTCCGTTAGTAGTGTCAACCGTTACTGCCGCACCACCAGCTCCACCGGCTCCAACCGTGACAGTGACTGTTGAAGTTAAATCGGCAGCGTCAAACCACCTATATGTGTAAGCCCCGCCTCCGCCTCCGCCTCCGGAGGCTCGGCTTGTTGAAGTTGCCCCACGACGGCCAGAACCACCACCGCCGCCAGCACCCCAGCATTCAACCAACACTGCTATTGATCCAGCCGGTTTTGTCCATGTGCCCGATGAGGAGAACTCTTGATAATCCACACTGCCGGAACCTGCCGCTGCGCTTGTCCAAGTCGTTCCGTTGGAAGTCAGCACGTTGCCGGATGTTCCGGGGGCAACAAACAAGGGTGATGATGTGCCGTTGCCGAGAATGACGTTGTTGGCGGTCAGAGTGGCTACTCCAGTGCCGCCTTGAGCCACAGTTACCGTGGCGGCTTGCTTGATCAGTTTGCCAGTGGTTCCGTCAAAAGCTGCCAAATTTCCATCTGTTGCGCTGGCGGGGCCAACCACATCACCGGTAGCTGTAGCGCTTGTGGCAATCTTCACAAAGTCTGAGCCGTTCCATGCAGCCAAGCACTTCTCGCCGGACACGATGGTGACGCCAGTAGTTGGACCTGCACCGCGAAGAACAATGGAGCCCGTGCCTGCGTTGATGACGATTTAAGGCTTGCTCTGAGCTGGAGCGGTAATGTTGCGTGTTGTAGCGCCGTTACTGGCGGTCCACAAAAGAACTGCCTGACGCGCTTGGTTGGACGCAAGGGCTGTTGTGGTAAGCGTGACATCAGCGTCTGTGCCGAGTGTCGTAGTACCTGCAACGGCTGAGTCTACGAGTGAAGTGATAGAGTCGTTGAGATCATCACCCCATGTACCGTCAAGTTCGCCCTCGACCGGCAGCGCCAGTCCAAGCAGCGTGGTATTTCCTGTTGCCATTTAGATACTCCTATGTGACAATTTCCTGCCAAGCAGGGTTTTGAGCGTCGTTAACATCAGCCCAGCCGGGCGTTTGTGGATTGTTGATATTTTGCCAGTTTGCCGCCTGCGTGTCATCAGCTACATTCCAACTGGCGGATTGATTGTTGCCGATATTCTGCCATTCAGCATCTTCGGCGTCGTTAATCAGACTCCAGTACTGGACACCAAGCTGACCAACACTGCCTGTTGCCGTAACGCCCGTCACTGACGGGTTGAAAGTTACGCTGTTGACGGAGCCGGTAGCAGTGACGCCACTCGGCACAATGCTTATGCCGCCATTTACAACAGACCCAACCGAGCCGGCAGCCGATACGCCAGTAAAACCAAACTCCGATGTGCCGGTTACATTCCCAGCAATACCGCTACTGGTGACTGCCGAAAGCGAAACCTGAACGCCACCATTTGCAACTGAGCCAACCGAGCCGGTTGCCTCTACAGCAGAGAGTGGAAACTCCAAGCCAGCCTGAACGCTACCAACTGAGCCGGTCGCCGTAACTCCCGTCAGCGCTGACGCTAAAACCTCCACCCCAACCGTGCCCACAGAGCCGGTGGCAGTTACTTCAGATATTGTTGCGGAGATGCTGACAGTGAGTGTGCCAACCGAACCCGTTGCAGTTACGCCGGAAACATCAAACGCGGTGACGGGTGAGACAGTTCCCACTGACCCAAAAG